TCACCTTTGCTGATCTGCGCCTTCTACTCCAGTCGGATTGCTATGGTCTAATAGCCACACCCAGGTACAGAGCTTGCTAAGACTCTTGCCCCACCTTGCATCACAGGTGGTGGTTCCCAAGTGCCCCTGTTTCGTATCAGGGGTATGCCTTGTGGAGGAAGCCGACATGGTGTATATGCCGGGGAACTTTTATTTGTAATTGCGAGTGTTCTCATCTCGCCGAGTTTTAACGTCTTCAATCCTGACGGTCAAGGGTAGTTCACGGGCTCCCTTACCCCGTCTCCTCCACCCTCATTTCATCGGGTTGGGAGAAAGGTTTGTTAACCCGGTTTTCCTTCCGGGGCAGTGTATAGCACAGAAGCATGCTGTCTGATTTGATCAGTGGTGGACTTCCACTTTGCCCTCTAGGTGGTTATTCATGTCACCCAAGGCGTCCACTGCTGGAGTCCGTTAAACTCCTCACTGAGCCGAAGCTCCCGCGTTTATTTTTTGGTTTGATCCCATCACAGATGTGGGTTCATTTTCTGCTTAGAGTTTCAATACAACCTAGGCAGCAGCCAGCTATTGCGCCCAACACTGAAAGAGCAGTGAGGGAGAGCAAACAGATAGCGATAACATGGAGGTCATCCATCGGCCACACACAGTACGATACGTCGGAAGAGGACTAGTCTTCCCGAGCTTACGAGCCTTGGCTCTGCCTGTTTCCCAGGATCCGATTTGTGTGAGTGGTGGATTGTCTTCACAAGTTGTTCGCGCGATATTCATTGGCTGCGGTCTGGCCTAGGGATTTCCTAATGCGGGTATACTCTTTAAGCTTATCGCCCTTCAAACCACTGCTGCTTGCAGTGGTGCTAGGGGCGTCGCTAACTAAACTAGATTTGTTAGACTCTACGAAACGCGATAGAAAAGACTTCTTGGGAGTTTTATCATATAACATAGTACTGGGCAGTTTTGCTGCCTCACGTAGTTTCTCCCTGGCTACGGGCGGTACATCTTCTGGATATATATTGACACCTTGGTATGTACCTAAGATCTCCGGTGATTTAGCACGCGGTCGAGGAAGCACAACTCCTTGGGAGTCAACGGGTTTGGAGGACAACTGTTCCTTGGTGGGTAAGGTGCCTTCGTTTGCATCAGGGATCTCTGAGGTTGCAAGCTCATAGTCTCTAATAGCAGCGGCAGCTTCAGGCTCTGTGGAAACAGTTTGTTTATCCTCTTCGTCCGGAGCGAACTCTTCTTCCTCAGGGGGCGTGAGATCATACAACCCGTTGTCGACGATGGTGTCCAACGGGAATTCATATTCTTCGGAGACTAGTAGGTGGTTCTGTCGTGCTGGTGTCATTGAGTGCCTTTTGATTCGGGTTGCCTCAACATCGGATTCATCACATGTGACGGATATGGTGCCGAACTCCATCCTTTTGTTCGTATAACCACCATATGAAACAACATAGTTGTATTTGTCAGTTTTCATTGTCTTGGGCGCCATGAGGTAAAAACTGGCGTCCTTGCCAGATGCATCTACATGGAATGATATTACGGCATCCCTTTCAACTATTTGTCCGTCTGTGAATTGACAATCATTTAACTTGAGATCCTTATGGCCTGGTCTCCAAGTGTTTGTGATTAGTAGGTTTTTGAACTCGCACCCTTTGTAATTGCCAACCCCCCAATTGTCCCCTGTGGAGTTTGAATAGGCTATAAGCCCTATCCAATATCCATCTTCGTTGCCGCCGATATGATCGACGGACTGCAGACCTTCGCATGATATATTGACACTGTATGAGCCTTCTGGCATTGGAAACATGAATGCCGCCTGGGCGGAGACATTGTTGTTCGAGTTCCAAAAGGCATCAATAACCTTGGTCTCACTTTTCTCATTTTCGATATATTGCATAGATTGCCCACCAAGCTTGCTGACAGAAATGCTGTCGGTGTTCTCTCGAGTTGAAATTGTGCCAATTGGGGTTCCAATATACTCGAAGAATCTCTTGGGGGCTGGAGCTGGTGTTGGGTCTGGTTTAGGTTCTGGGGCTGGGGTTGGTGCTGGGGTAGGTTGTGGTGCGGGTTTGGGTTCCGGTGTTGAGGAGTCTACCTATTTGGCAGTCATTAAATTCACACTCATGGTGATGATGAATTGTCCAGCGGTATCGGTAGTCGTACCATTCGCTTTGTACAAGAGCCAAAATTGGTCTAGCGTGGATTCCTGGAATTCCTTCCCATTAATTGCCTCTGACTTGAAGATCTTTGAGGCGGTCCTACTGATGGTGAAGGAATTAATGTAGCTAGCCAGGGCTGATTGTTTGCACGCGGTGTCGAGTTCAACAAAGATAGCGCCGGCCGTAGTGGCGGACGCGTGTGACTTAAACTCAACACGGATACTTGTGATCTTGTAACGGTGGTAGGACTTAAGTATTCCGTCTGAAAGCGCTGGGCATTGCGATAGACTGGGACCGAATTTGAT